TTGGCAGCGTTAGCACGCCAACAGATGTCACGGCTGACGGTGGCGGCATCACCCTGAAAGGTGCAACAGACAAAACCATCAACTGGGTTGATTCAACAGATGCGTGGACGTTCAGCGAACACATCAACATTGCAAGCGGCAAAGAATTCCGCATTGCAGGTACAAAGGTTCTTGACGCGACAAGCCTGGGCAGTGCTGTTGTCACGTCAAGCCTGACCAGCGTTGGCACGATTGCAACCGGCGTTTGGAACGGTACAGCGATTGCGACTGCTTACATCGCAGACGATGCAATCACTGCAGCCAAACTGGCAGATACTGCGGTGACGGCTGGTAGTTACACCGCAGCTGACATCACGGTTGACGCGCAAGGTCGAGTTACTGCTGCAGCATCTGGAACCATCAGCACCGCCGAGATTGCCGATGATGCAGTTACGGCTGCGAAACTTGCCAATACTGCTGTGTCTGCTGGCAGCTATACAAGCGCCGATATTACTGTTGATGCTCAGGGCAGAATCACGGCCGCCGCAAACGGTTCTGACACTATTACCAGCGTTGGCGGTCAAACAGGCGCTGTGACTTATGCCACGACCTGGGCGGTTGGCACTGGCGCAACAGCAGCAAGCAACACTGACCTAGACGTTTCTGGAACGTATGCCGGGAACGTTGTTGCGGTTTCTGCGCTTAACATTGATTGCTCAACGGGTAACTACTTCACGAAGAGCATTTCGGCTGATTCAACTTTCACGTTCAGCAATATCCCAGCAAGCCGTGCTTTTGCGTTTACGGTTGAGATTGATGTTTCAGGTGATCGAACCATTTCATGGCCGGCATCTGTTTCGTTCCCGTCAGCCACTGCGCCAACGCTGACGGCAGGCAAGACGCATCTCTTCTTTTTCGTGACCAATGATGGTGGCACTAGCTTCCGTGCTGCTTCTTTGGTCGATTACACCACCTCATAACTAATGGACCCAATTTCGCGCGTTGTTGCTCTTGGTGCGGCTGGCGTAGGTGGTGATGAAGCGTACAGCGGTGAGATTGCTGTAACTCATGCTGCCCCAGCCAACACCTCAATGGTCAGTGTTTACCCTTGGTCCTCCTCAGGGTTTGGGACGAAGTATTCAGACCCTGCAACGCCGCCAGACAGCCCTTATGCCTATGAAGGGGATGGAGTTGCATTTACTTCTGACGGTTCTTACATCGCTATTGCCTACAGGCCAGACCCTTTCGGCTCTGATCATTGTGTGAATGTCTACCCTTGGTCTGCTTCAGGTTTTGGGACAAAAGTCGCAGACCCTTCGACCAAACTTAAAAAGCAGACACGAGGGGTGGCATGGGCTCCCGATGATGGTGACATTGCATTTGCATTTGAAGGCACCCCTCGTGTAAGGGCCCACGCTTGGTCTGGATCAGCTTGGGGCAGTTTTTATTCAAACCCTTCTGATTCAGTTCCTGGGGATGCTACTGGAATTGCATTTTCGCCTGATGGTGATGACTTAGCCGTGTCTCATGACGGTTCAGGAGGGATCATTGTTTGGCCTTGGTCTGGATCGGGTTATGGATCAAAGTATTCAAACCCTTCGTCGGGAATCGTTTTTAAGGGCCTTTCTGTTGCCTTTGCACCAGATAGCGCAACCATTGCAGTCGGCCAAGACTTCAGCCCTTATGTGAAGGTTTATCCTTGGTCGGGGTCAGGTTTTGGAACAAAGTATTCCGACCCAAGCACGACGCCAACCGGGAAGGTGCATGGAATTGCATTTTCTCCTGACGGGACAGAAATAGCCTTCGCTCATGAGTCGAGTCCTTATGTAAGTGTTTATCCCTGGTCGTCAGGATTTGGAACAAAGTATGCAAACCCTGCAACACTGCCAACGGGCACCGGGCAAGAGGTTGCTTTCACGCCGAACGGTGACGCGCTTGCAGTGGCTCATGAGACTTCGCCTTATATAAGTGTTTACCCTTGGTCATCAGGATTTGGCGCTAAGTTTGCCAATCCTTCTACACTGCCCCCGGGGCACGGCACGTCTGTTGCATTCTCTCCTTCGGCAACTTAAACCCAATGATGAACAAGCTTGAGGTCTTGAAGCAGGCTCATTCAGCTCGTGTTGACGAGGTGATGACCTATCAAATTGACATTGACAATTACACGCGAGCTGTTGAAAAAATCGCTGCAAACTATGCAGACGAGCCAGGAATGGCTGAATTTTCTGCCAATCTGAAAAATTTGCTTGAATCGGCCAAAACCGAGCAACTCAAGGCAATTATCATCAGGGATGTGATCGCAGACCAAATTGCCGAACTGGAGCCAGCCTGATGCTTTTCGCCAAGCTTGATGATGACGGCAATCTGGAGCGTTACCCGTACACGCTCACGGATTTACGCCGTGACAACCCAAGAACCAGTTTCCCCAAGAACATTTCAACTGAAACTGCTACGACGTTTAATTGCGTTCCAGTAACGCCAGCGAGCGCACCGGCTGCGGATCACACGAAAAACTTCGTGCGATCAGCGCAGCAGGTGGATGGCGCGTGGCAGGAGCAATGGGTTGAAAGTGACGCTTCAGCTGATGAGATCACTGAGCGGACTAATGCAGCTGCAGGTTATGTGCGCAGTCAGCGTGATGAGAAGCTTGCAGCGTGTGACTGGACCGTGCTGACTGACAGCCCGTTGACCACTGCAAAAAAAACGGAGTGGAAGGCGTATCGGACCGCATTGCGTGACATCACTGCAGCTGACGGTTTCCCGCATACGATGAGCTGGCCGACTGAGCCTTCCTGATGCAGCGTCCTGATCCAATGATTGCGTCTAAGCCTGGGGCGGAAGACGTTCAAGCAATGATGGCTCGGACGTTGTGGCTTGAAGAGCTTTACTTCTTAGATGGCCGTGACCAGATCAGCCATCCACAGCGTGGCCTGTTTACAGGGCTGGCGAATAAGTATCAGAGCTTGGATTCAACTGACGGGATCTAATGGCCAAGTCACTTAGTGGCAGCAATTTTGTTGTCGGTAAACCCAAACGGACGCGACAAGGGAATGGCACAAACAGCATCCCAAAAAAAGGCCGTAAGAAGTACCGTGGTCAGGGAAAACGCTAATTCTTCTAATGATCAAGCTTCTCAGTGTGAGTGGTGCCGTCGCTATTGCGGGTGCTGCGCTGGCATCTCCTGCTCAAGCCGACGGTCTTTACCTGAATCCTGAATTTAACGGTGGTTGGTCTGGTTCGGATTTCACCGGATCGGTTCTTGAGGGCCATGTGGGCTGGGAAAAAGATGGCTTCTACCTCCAAGGGGGGCCTGCCTATGCCCAGCCGGATGGCGGCGATGCTGAACTGGGTTTCTCAGGAAAGATGGGCATTGGCGCATCTGTGTCTGAATCTTTTGGTGTTTACGGTGAAGTGTCTGCCGCCAAGTTTGATGACGTGGACACCAGCTACGGCCTGAAGGTTGGTGCTAAGTACAGCTTCTGAGCTATAACTCAGACGTCTCCTCACACCGGACAGCAAGGGGCTCCCGAAAGGGAGCCTTTTGTTTACCTATGCCAAAACTCTTTCGCGGCGATTGCCTAGAAGTTCTGAAAACGCTTGAAGCTGAAAGCGTTGATTCAGTCGTTACTGATCCACCCTATGGGCTCAGCTTTATGGGGAATAGGTGGGACTATAAGGTGCCAAGCGTTGAGATCTGGGAGCAGTGCCTGCGGGTGCTCAAGCCTGGTGGTCACTTGCTCGCCTTTGCTGGCACCCGCACACAACATCGAATGTGCGTGAATATCGAGGATGCAGGCTTTGAGATCAGGGACATGATTGCCTGGGTCTACGGCTCGGGCTTTCCCAAGGCCAAGTCTTGCCTCAAGCCAGCACTGGAGCCGATCACGATGGCTCGCAAGCCTTCAAAGCATGTCCAACCGCTCAACATTGACGACTGCAGGGTTGGTGATGACACTGGCCGCTGGCCTGCGAACCTGATCCACGACGGCAGCGATAAAGTCACGCAGTTGTTCCCTGAGACAAAAAGTGGAAACGTAAAGGCTTATCAGCGTGCAAATCGGAGTGGTTGGTCTGGGCCAACTCCAGAACAGAGCACTTTTGAACGTGAAGGCGACAGCGGCAGTGCTGCGCGGTTTTTCTATTGCGCCAAGGCAAGCAAAAAAGATCGAGAGGAATGCAACACGCATCCGACTGTAAAACCAACAGAACTGATGGCTTACTTGTGCAGGTTAGTTACGCCTAAAGGCGGAACAGTGCTGGATCCTTTTATGGGTTCAGGAAGCACCGGCAAAGCGGCATTTCGTGAGAATTTTTATTTTGTAGGGATAGAGCGTGAGCAACATTATTTTGAGATCGCTGAAAAAAGGCTAACTTGCAGTCAGATGTCTTTGATGTAGTGCAAAAGCTTTACAACCTGCTGAGTGTTCTCGGCTTTGTCATGTCTGGCACAATGCTCGTCGGAGCGGTGGTGTTTTACACACGGATTCCATCGCTAACCAAGCTTTACATCAGTGAATTGAAGCTTGAGTTGACCGAGATGGTCACAGACATGCTGCCCGGTCAGATTGATGAAGCGATACCTGAGCTACCGACCAGCACTGGCCCAGCCATTCCGTTCAAGTAATCATCTTGGTGTTGGCGGTTGGATCGTCGTCATGAGCTTCAGGTCCGAAGCCTTCCGCCTTGATCCGTTTAGCAAGGTCCGTTTCTGGCGCGGGTGCCTCTTGTTTATTGTCAAACGACGCCAGCCACTCTCTGATAGCCGTGCCTGTAGGCGTTGATTTAGGCCACCGGATGAACGCTAGAAGTTGCTTAGTGTCGGTGAAAGATTTTGAGGTGTAGCCGGTTTTGCAGATGTAGACCACTGAGGGGCCTTCCCTCATGCGGGTGCGTTCGATAAACAATGACCCAGCGGTAAACCGTTCTGGCTTCATGCCTAAAATTCCTGAGATTGGCGTGCGATCAATCGGCGTCCCAAGAATCTCTGTAGGTCAACCGATACCACCTCCTGTTTTACCAGCAGCACCGCCGGTCACGTCTGCAGCGTTTCCAGTTATTGATATGCCTGGCTGTGTGCGGGCAAGAATCGTCAAAGGTAACGGCGTTCAAACGTTTGAGGATGACCCAAAAGGCAACGTCACGCTGTGTGATGGAGCGGTGCCTGTGTATGAAGCACCGGATTACAGGCCACGGGATTTCACTTGGGTTGCACCACCAAAGGCAGACATAAAAAAGCCGGAGTTGACGGCTCCGGCTCAGGGCGCACTCTCTGTTTCGCCGGGTGCCGCACCCGACATATCAAATCTGCCTAAAGATCCACCGTGCCCGCCGTTTGGGTCAAAAGAAATCGGATCGTTTAACAAATTAGGGACAAAGATCCTGGCGGGTTATGAGCTACAAGATGGCAAGTGCATAAAGCTTTGGGATCCCGTGCCTGTTAGGCAGGTGATCACCAACTATGTGCCTGACGCTGGGCCAACAGTATCGGTTGCATTAACAGCGGCGTTTGCTACAACTGCGGCGATTTTTGCCAAGCCGATTGCGTCAGTGTTGCAGAAACTGGCAAAGCCTGTGACAAAAAAAGTGGTGAAAAAGATCAATCAGAAACTTGGCCGTAAGGCAAAACTGGAATCTTTACAGGAGCGGCGGGCGATGCAGCGTTACCGGAATCAAGCCATTCGCGATCTGAGGCGGGCTTTGGGTAAATGATCTCGTGCGTGTGGCCTTCTACTGGGGCGGGTTTAATTACAACGTCCGCACAGATGGCGTAAAACGGCGAAGACTTGGCAAAGCCGTAGTTGCCTTTTATTGCCTCGGCACAAGCTTTGAGCCGTCCCATCTCGTAATTAAGGCGCTTGTCAGCTAGGGCTTGTTCATAAAGTGCGACCTGCTTTTTTGCTGCCTGCTTGCAAAGCTCAATCGGCCCACGATCCAAAGGAATCGAGAAGGTGGCGGTGATGCCGAAGTTGTTGCTGAAGTTCTGTCGGTAGCCTGTCCGCTGCGGCTTGTAGTACAGGACTTTGCCTGGGTTATCTGGAACGCCATCTGGGCCATCAAGCCCTGTTTCTGGGTCGATTAGGCCAAAGTTATCGCTGCTGTCATAAACCGGCTCTTGATAATACTGATTGTCTGGCTTGCCAAAAGAATGCGTCGAAGACACGAAGGGCGAGATGTTTAGCGTTGCCGAGTCGCATTGGATCTGTGAGCCATAGCTGTGCTTCATGTATTGACCTGGGGTGATCTGCACAGCTTGATTAACGACTGACCCGCTGCTGTTGCTGACGGGAGACGCAGTTGCGCTGACTTGTGCTGCTGCTGGAGCGGTGTAGAGCAAACTGAGTAGCAGAGCAGATGCTGTTGCTCTCATTGGCTAAACGTGCTGGTTGAGTCGGTGACAGATTCGATGATGGTTTCGCGGTCGATCATCACTTTTTCAATCAAGCCAGGCCCGCTGTAGGTTTCAGCAAATTGGAACGCTGCCCCTGGAACGGTTTGTTTCCATGTGCTTCGCCCTGAAAGCGTTATATCAGTGCCACTGACTGGAGGGCTGACAACATTGCTGGTTGGTTCCACGCCACTGCCGCTGACGCTGTATTCGTAGCCAGTGCGGTAGCTCTCGGAAACGATGCTTTCTTTGACGATCGTCTTGGATTCTGTGTGAGAGGAGACGATGCCTTGGCTGAAGTTTGGAACGACTGGAACTGCTGCGGCTGGGGAAGGTAGCAGCAACAGAATGATTAGTCGTCTCACCGGGTTGTCAGCTCACTGATGACTTGACCGATTGCACTGGTATTGGCTCCCCCAGCGGTAACAGTGACTGCCCCTGCAGTTGTGACCGTACCGGCGAGATCGCCTGCTGTTCCAGCTGCGGTTGAAGTCACATCGCCAAAAGCAGGAACTGCGCCGACTGTTGGGGCTGATGTTGGAACGGTGTCACCCTGCGTGTAGCTGTTGGCGAAGCTAAAAGCGTTCCCAGCCGTTTTCTGCGTTGCGTCTGGGATTGTGATGGCGTTTACGCCGTTAGTGGCTGCACCAAGCCCACCAAGAGCGTCGGCAGTGGTGTTGCCGCCTGCGGTGACTGATGTGTCGACTCCGCTTCCGCTGATTGAGTAGCTGTTGCCAACACGGATAGAGCGAGTAGAAGCAGCGCCAACCTCCAGTTGAACTGAGCTTTGAATGTGGTGCGTTAAATCAGCACGAGCAGGCAAAGCAGATGCCAATGTGATGCCCAATACCAAAAGTGCGCGGGTCATTTGATGCCAGCTTTGGTGTCTTTGTTGTCAACGATAGTCGGCTTCTTATTGCTATTTCCATTGGTCTTGCGTTCAATGCCAAACGAGGCCATTGCACCAGTCAGGAGTGATGCCACGAACGTGTTGTCCATTTTCATCTGCGGGAAGATGCCCAGATAAGAAGCGGTGAGAAGTGCAGCACTCCAAGCCAAGACCAAAGCCTTGACGATGTCTGCCATTGAGACGCCTTCCTTTTCGTGATGATCGTCTGGAGTTTCTGCCATGAGACAACAGAGCTACCCTTTAAGGGTAACTAGGCCAGGTCAATGCTTCTAATCCTCAAGCCTGTGTTGATGACCGCCTGGAAATCACGGGCGTTCAAAGAGCTAATCGTGGCGATGCTAGAGAAGATCGTTGCAAGAACCGATAACGACTTAGACGATTTGGCAGTCAAGCATGTTCGTGAAATGCTTTTGCCAGATACAAGAGTTGAAAAGTAGGTGGCGTCAGGCATCATCCAAGCAGCGTTGCTGCTGTTGATCATGGGGCTCGCCTTGCTTCCATTCTTTGAGTTTTTCAAGAGGGACGTGCCCCATCGTGCGGCTGCGGTAAAAATTTTGGAGGATTCGCTGCCGCGTGAGCTTCTAGAAGAAGACAGTGCATGGATACAAGCGTGGAAGGCTGGTGGCATTGACCAAGAGGTTCACATGCCCCGGTACTTCCGGCAGCTGGATCTCCCTAGTGGAGCGCGGATGTGTTTCACCAGTGCGGCGGCGATGGTCGCGGTGCACCACAAAAAGGTCCACACCCAAGAGGAGTACAGCAGGATCAGGGCCAAGTTTGGCGACACCACTTCTATCGGGGCCCATGTCAAAGCATTGACCAGCCTTGGGCTGACAGTCACGTTTACGCAGTCAGCAGACGCCGATGACGTGATGGAAGCCATTGATAGCGGTATTCCTGTGTTGGTGGGCTGGCTGCACCAGGGCAACATGCTCCGCGGAGAGCCGCCAATGTGCAGCAGCAAAACATGTGGACATTGGTCGGTGATCCACGGTTACAGCGGGCGCTACAGCAATGACCCAAGCTGGCTTATGTCAGATCCGGCAGGGGTGCCATATATAGAAGAAGGCGGGCACAACTCAGCACTTTCTGGCTATCGCGTCAGCGTGCGGCAGGCAGCGTTCTATCAACGCTGGCAAGCTGACGGCCCTAAGTCTGGCTGGGCCATATTTGCTGAGTAGGATTGATTTTTGCGTTTCTAATATGGCGGTTTTGTGTGACTGGGAAATCAAAGCCCGCTGTAAAAAAGGCGGGATGGTTGTCCCATTCGAACCGGAGCTGCTGAACCCTGCGAGCTTGGATGTGCGCTTGGGCTCGCATTTGATGATTGAAAGCATCTACAGCCCTGAGCTAGTCCGCATCAACATCGCCAGCAAAACAGAAGATGACCCGTTCATGCTTCAGCCCGGCGAGTTTTGCTTGGCTGAAACAGTTGAGTTGTTTAACTTGCCCGACGATGTCAGCTGTCAATTTGTACTCAAATCAAGCCGCGCACGATCTGGTCTTAATCACTTGCTTGCTGGCTGGTGCGACCCAGGCTGGCACGGAAGCAAGCTCACGCTTGAATTGAAAAACGAACGGCTGCACCATGCAATCCCTTTGTTTCCTGGCCTGAAAATTGGGCAGATGGTGTTCCATTCAATGTCAAACACCCCAATGAAAAGTTATCGGGAAACAGGCCACTACAACAATCACCTGACTGTGATGCCCAGCGTGGCGTAGCTGCAGTTTGCTGGCTATAGCTGGGCAAATCCTGCAGCTGCTGGAGGTTCTGATGGGCTGGGCCGATTGGATGGTTGTTGAGCAAACACTGGAAGAGGAGTTGCAGCTTGAAAAAACAGTCCGTGAAATCAAAAGCTGTGACGACAAGCAAGTTTTGATGGACCTCTGTGTGGCCATGGCCCAGCAAAACTGGCATCACGCCAAGATGCTGCGACAAGCTGTAAATCACATTGCATCGATGGACACCGCCTTGATGCCAGGCGACTAAAATCTGTGTCTCATCCTTTTTAAAGGGCGAGGACAAGTGACCTGCAGCGGATCAGGTGTGAGGGGCGTAAGGCGCGCGAGCCTGTCCTAGTCCGCAATTATTTCTTGATGGTTGCACGGTGCAACCTGAGGCAAGACTCAAAGTGCCATTGAGCCTGCCAGTCGTTTTTGAAGAAGCGAGTCATTCCAGCATGGGTTACTTCCCACTGCTGAATACCGTCTTTCCAGACTTGCTTGATGGTTGGTTTTGTCATTGTTGGGTGGGGTCTTACGCAGAACGCCAGCACTGCTGCCCCGTTTATCAGAACTCGTCTTCAGATGCAGCCTGCCTGGGTGGCAGCGTAAAATCAGACACGTTCAGCTGCAGGCTGTAACCCTTGCCGCCATCCTTGCGGTCATATTCTTGCAGCTTGCCCTGACCACAGACGGTGATCTTGTCGCCTTTGTGCATGTATTGCATAACGGTGTCAGCACGCTTGCCCCAGACTTGGCAGTTGATCCAAGTGGTTTCATCCTTGCCGGTGCGTGTGGCCAAGCTGAAGTTGGCGACCTGTGAACTAGAGGTTTCCTTGAGTTCTGGGTCTCTGCCGATGTTGCCGTGTGCGGTGATGTTGAGCATTACTTGAAAAATTTGCTGAGGATAATTTTGAGGGCTTGGTTTTGGTTGTAGTTGCGCGACTCCATGAAGTGGCGCAACTTGTCGGCTAACTGATCGTCAAGCCGCACTTGAAAGAAGTTTTTGCGGCGCTTGAGATCAGCTTCAGCTTGTGACTGTGGCATTGGTTAGGCAGTGATTTCGTTCATGGCATTTTGGAGGAAAGTGCGATGGGCGTAGGTTTGGATCTTGTCTTTGACAAGCCCATCGGGGTAGTTGAACTCCTTGCGGAACCGTTTGATCAGCTCTTGCTTGTGGTCTGCTTTGAGTTCTTTGATGAGGCCGTGGAGCTGCTCCTTTTCGTCATCTTTCATTGGATCACCAGGCTTGGGGCCTGACGCCGCAGCTTTTGCGGGCTCAGCTTGGCGGGCAGGACGGCTGACCTTTTTTTCAGGCTGTGGTTCAGGTTCAAGGTTGCCGTCCGTATCCATATCGGCGCATAAGCCAAGGATGCTGAGGATGGCGTAGCGCCGCTGGTAAGTACAGCTTCCGCCCCAGTCATGGAGTGGATTGCGGCCTTGGCCAATGATCATGGGCACACGGCTGATGCACTCTTCACCGCTGGTGTGGACCAGCTTGGTAATCAGAAGCGGATTGGCCCCTTCGCCTTCAGCAGGCTCAAAGGTTTGCATGATGACTAAGCCTGCTTTGCTCAGCGGTGGTGTCACGGTGGACAACACGCCGCCAAGGTCTGCGTACTTGCCGTATTGAGCTTTGGAGTCTTTGGAGATTGATGGGACTTCTTTGTGGAAGGCCACCAATGCTTTAACGAGTTCAGACATCAATTGTGGTGATGGTGATTAGGGCGCCCGGTGATTCACTGGCAGTGGCATAACGACGTTCAGCGTTGATGCTGAAGACTTGCGAGTCGTCGTCGTATGCAATGCCTGTCAGTGCATCGCAAATAGCTCTACAGAGCTTGTCCAGAT